AATTTTATTTACTTTTACTTCACTCATAATTTTTACCTATTGAAATTTGTACCTTATTATTACTATACCAGAACCACCAGTTCCTCCAATGCTTCCTGGATTACAACCAGAAGAGGGTGCTGCAGTTCCACCACCTCCACCACCTGTATTAGCTGTTCCTGCTGTTGCGGTTTGTCCAGGGCTAAGATTTGATCCAGCTCCACCACCTCCAGAACCTCCGCTTCCTGTTGAATTACCCCCACCGCCGCCTCCTCCAGCTCTTGTGACCGGTGATCCTGTTATTGAACTTGCTAGTCCATTTCCACCGGCTCCACCATTACCAGAAGATGCATTAGATCCTCCGCCTGAAATTCCACCGCCACCACCTCCAGCAACATTATTACTTTGAGGTTGTCCTGCACCATTTCCACCGCCATTACCTTGCGATGGACTAACAGGAGGTGTATTACCGTTTCCTGATTGGGTAGGGTTATTTGGATGTGGAAAATCTCCACCTCCACCACCAGATCCTCCAGCTTGTCCAGGAGGCGTAGCATAAGCAGCTCCACCACCTCCACCTGTAGAAGTTATACCATTAAAAACTGAACTATTACCATTATTACCTTGAGCAAAAGCACTTGAATTAGCTGCTGCACCTCCTCCTACTGTAACTGGAAAAGGTGATGCTGTTATTGTCATAGCACATCCTCCTGCTGTTGGAGAAGCGGTATATGAATCAATACTTGATTTTTTTTCTCTATATCCTCCTGCACCACCTCCACCACTAGCTGTACCAGCTGGTGCACTATTTCCACCACCTCCACCACCAGCTACTACTACATAAGATATTTCATTATTAGCAGGAGTATTTGAAATTTGAGATACACAAAATGTACCTGGACCTGTAAATGTATGAATTTTAAAATTTCCTGAACAAGTAATTGTTCCACCTGTAGCTGTTATAAATGCAGCACCTCTTTCATTAGATGTTGAATCCATTGTATTAATCCAACCTTGTGTTGAATCAACAAATATAAAAGTTACTGATTGTCCCTCTGTAGATAAAACTACATTTGCATTTATTCCACCAATTTTATCTGTACCATTTGGTACAACTGTTAAAGCATTTGTTTGCCAAGTTCCTGCATAATCTGCAACAGAAACTATAGCTCCAGCAGAACCTGCTGGTAAATTCATATTAAATGCACTACCTGTTGTATTTGCAAAAAACCCGTCTCCAGATACTGCAGTAAAAGTTGCTGTCTTTGGAGTTGTATCCCAATCTACAGTCCCTGTTCTACCAAAACCTGTTTGAGATGCACCTGATGCAAGAGTAACGGTATCGCCTGATTTTCCTAGAGTAAGTGTGCTTCCACACTTAACAACCATATTGTTGTCGCCTGTATCTTTTATGTTGTTTACTTTAATTGTACTTGTCATAATTATTGAAATTTATACCTTATTATTACTATTCCGCTACCGCCGTTTGCTCCAGAAGAGGTTCCATTACTACCTCCTCCTCCTCCACCAGTGTTAGCTGTTGCTGCATTACCAGAAGAACCATTACCATCAGCTCCGCCACCAGCACCACCACTGCCACCTCCAGGTGAAGCTCCACCTCCGCCACCACCAGAAAAATATCTTGTATTTGATACTGGACCTGTTGTTCCATTAGATCCAGCAAAACCTGAACTTACTACAAAAGAACCAATACCACCTGGAGCATCTGTAGCACCTGGGGTTGAAGTTCCAGCAGCCCCTGCACCTCCACCTCCTGCACCAGCATATTTTGGACCAGTGTTTTGTGATGTACCCCCATCGTTACCTTGAGGTGGACTTACAGGAGGAGTATTTCCTGATCCCCCTGGACTTATTGTAGTGGAAGTTCTTCCACCTCCACCTCCTGAACCACCACTTCCAGCAGCAGTAGTTCTATCGTTATTTTGCCCTTGTCCACCACCTGCTGATGTTATCGTTGAAAAAGTTGAAACAGTACCTGCACTAGCTTGGTTATCTGGTCCAGGCGGGCTACCTGTTCCTGCTCCACCACCACCAACTGCAATTGAATAAGCTTGTGCACTAACTGGTAAACCTGAAGGACTAGCTAAAGGTGAAGTTAAAGGTGCTGGCATACAAGTTGAATTAGATAATCTAAACCCACCTCCTCCTCCACCGCCAGAAACTGTTCCACCGCCACCAGCCACTACTAAATAATCTACGGTGTTTGAACCTAGTGAATTTCCTGCACAAGAAACAGTAAAAGTTCCTGGCCCAGTAAAAGTATGAATTTTAAAATTTCCACAAGTTGATTCTGTACCACCTGAAGCTGTTACAAAAGCAGGATCAACAGTTGCACTATCATTTGTATTTACTGGAACCCAACCTTGAGTTCCATCAACATAAACAAGAGTTCTAGCTTCTCTGTTAACAGTTAAAGTAGCATTTTCTGCTATGCCTTCTATATTAGAACCATTTCTTGCAATTGTGATCGCATTAGTTGCTGCTGTTCCTGCATAATCGGCTATTGCCACTATATCTAATGCACTTGGTGAGGATGGTAATGTAATGGTTCTTGCTGCCGCAGATGTATCTACAAAATATCCTTTACCACTCACAGCACCAAAATCACCTGCTTGAGGAGTAGGTTCCCAGTCTACTGTACCTTGTCTTCCAACTCCTGTTTGAGTTGCACTAGAAAAATTTACTGTGCCTGCAGAAGATAAAGTAGTTCCTGAAGGTAGTGAAACTGTATCACCACTTGCACCTACCGTTAAGGTAGTTCCGCATTGTGGTTCGACTGCATTTACTTCTATTTTTGACATTATACTATTACTAAAGTCCCTGTTATTGTTTGTGTTGCAGTTATTGTAACTGGTCCCGCTAATACTCCTGAATCTAAAGATTGATCTTCAGATAAAGTTGAATTATGCGTAACTACATATTTGGTTGCATCCATACCTGGTGAAATAGTTTTTGTGTGTGGAATTGTACAAAAAACATCTTTTGCACCTGCGGAAAAATCAACAAGATTATTTGAATTAGTTGATGAAATAACTGTTTGTCTTGACAATGTATCAGGACTAGCATCAGTAACTGTACCGATACCAACTTCGAATTCGTCTTGTCCAGAATTTTGAATACAGTAATACGTTTGATTACCCGTACCAATACCTGCTACGAAGCCTATAAAGTCCTGTGAAGCACCAGCTAGATTTAAAGTTCCAGTTCCGGTAGTGGTGCTTGTTTCTTTAACTCTATCATTCAAGACAAGAGCCATGCACCCTCCTTAACTTATTCTTAATATTGCTGCTGTTGAATTAAACGTTGGAAACTGAATTGTAAAAGTTCCCGCAGTTGCAGTTTTGTCTCCACCAAAATTTAAAACAGCCACAGCTTTATTACTGTTTGATGTATTATAAATTAATGCACCACCTACTGTTAAAGTTACTCCAGTAAATGATAATTCTGCAAAATCAACAATTGCAACTCCTGTATCTAATGAAGTTTGTTGACCAGTTAATACGCCACCACCTGATGTGTACTGACCAGTGTTTCCATGTTCACCACTTGTTGTAAATGATGTTGTTGCTGCTGATAAGTTAGCGTTACTTGCGTATAGTGCTAATTTAAAAACATCACCACCAGATTGTAACTCATGTCCACCTTCGAGTATTTCTTTTTTAAAGCTATTTGCTACTGCTTGTACTATTGCCATAATATTTCTCCTTATAAAATTGTATTCGGTGACGGAGATGCAATTTTTTGTCTTGGTACTCCATCATCGTATTCAGCTCTTCTACGTCTACCCATTTGTTGTATCGCAAAAGCCTGTAAGCCCTCATTATACCTCTCTTTATACAGTTTGTACATATCCATGGGGCCTTTCAAATATCCAAAAGCCTCAACTAACACACCATGCAAAAGCATGGCTTCTTGGTATGTAGCAAGGAATGTATTGTTTGTACTTGTAAAATGTGGAGGAGTAATAATGTAGTTTAATTGTACCGCATATGCCTGATCAGGCACAGGAGCAACTACAATATTATTCTCATCCCAGTTCGCGTAGAATTTTGGCTGACCAGTGGCACCAGAGCCATTAAACTCTGATATGAAACTAGTATCTCTTTTTTCCATATAATTTCTAGCAGATGAAAGATCAGATGAAGCAAAAACTTGTAAAGATCTAATTACTAAAAAATCAGATGGCATAACAAGAAATCTTTTATTCGCATTAAAATTCGATGTAGAATATTTTCTTGTATCATCATAATCAACCTTACCTGCAATATCTAATTCTGTATTTCTAATAAATTGATCAAGCAAAGTATCAGATAATACATTAGAATCTACCTCAGCGTAGCTCCTTATTTGTGTCAAAAAATTAGAATATGTTATAGCCATTATGTTGTAATTGTTACACTCCCTAAAGTTATATCAAGTTGTCTTTCTCTATTTTCTTCTGATGGATTTTGTGGAACCATAGAAGCAACAGTTGTTGTTATACCATTTCCTGTAAAAGATGATCTATTAACTTGAAAATCAAAATTACCTGGAAAAGAAACATTTACCACAGTTACTGCTGCACCACCTGAATCAACAATTGTATTATCATTGGGTGCAAAAGTTGGATTTAATGATTTCATACTTTGTGGTTGTTGAAATCTTTGTGGTCTTGTATTTTGTAAAGCAATAGCATCTGCAGTGTTATATCTTCTTTGAATCTGTGGATGTTTAGGTTCAAATTCAGATATATGCACCAAAGATCCATTCCATTCTTTAACCATTTCATTATATGGAAAAGCTTGTCCAGATCTATCTGATATTGCTTGTGATTTATTTCCTGTAGCGTATTTTCCCATATTAACTTACCGATGGATAAAAAGTTTGTGGAGCTATAAATGTAGAAGCTCTTTGGCCATCCTCATCTAATGCTCTTTTTAATTCGTCTTCATATATTAATTTATTCTGTTGTACTAATGATGGAGCTTTTTTCATTGCTAAATAATAAGCAAGACCTGCACACATGCATGGTAAAAATCTATATGCAACATCTGCTTGATTTGTATAAGCTCCTGCATCTTCAACTCTATTAATAGAATAATATTTTAGATGAGTATATGTATTTAAATCTGGAGTAATATATAAAAATATTTTTGGTAAAGTTTCTCTTTTTACGTAATATTGCGATGGTTGACCTGTTGCGCCTTTATTAGGTAATGCTGCATAAGCTGATCTATCTATTTTTGTAAGTGATACATCAGTTCTATCCCCAGTGTTGCTAGCAGATGTAGAAACAAAAGCTTCTAGTACATCGTTTGTATTTGTAGCTGTAGAATATTCAGCTTGTCCATTTACAAGTGCTATTGTATTTAATGTTACTTTCCAAAGATGAATACCTCTATTGCCCCATTCAGCAAATAATAAATTTAAACTTCTTCTTGCTGATCTAAGATCATAACCAGCGTTAGTAGATAGACCACATCTTTCATAACCTTCATCAATGATTTCATCTATATTTAAATCAAATGCTGTAGTTCCTGATGTTGCCATTATTTTTTAAATCCTTTTAACATTGGTCCGTAATATTTTACTAAACTAGGATTTGACACTTTTTTACCTGCAATTTCAGACTGCATGTAAGAACCGTTGTAAGGTTCTTCTTTCATTTTAGTGCCTGGAGCTTTAGAAGTAGTTTCAGAAAACGCTGCTCTACCCATTGCTGCTTTGAATTTAATCTTCTGTTTGATAGCCATGTTTCTCCTTTTTGCGGTTGTAC